TATAGATGCAATGTGCCTTTATCACGCTCAGAGATTTTTAGAGCAATGTTTAATGTCAAGAAAGGAGATGGAATGTGGTGGCATAATACAGATACAGTTTGGTAAATTGTAATATATTATATTCTTTAATATTTAAAATGAGAGAAAATAATATAAAACTATAGCATCTTATATTATAATGGATACTGTAATGAAAGATAAGACAATTTATATCAAAACTGATGACAATAAAGTTATAAATGAAAAATATATAAGATGGATAAAAAAAAATGGGTGATTGTATGGAAGTTTGCATGAGAACAGACGGTTGCGTTTTAAAAACAAGTACTCATACAATATGTAAATTATATAACTTAGATAGTTATAATAAACTTAATATAAAATTTGAATAAATTGCAGATAATTATTTATCTATTGTTACCTCTTTTGCTATGTTTTTAATGATTTTGTCTTCTTTTTCTAAATCATTATCTCCTTTACCTCCCATTGTTTCAAATACTAATTTATTATATTGGTCTGAGACCTTTGAAGTACTTTTTAAACAATCTGGATGTTTTGTTCTGTATTCACTTAACATTTTTGAATTTTTATGTGCAACTTTTTTTATTGCCCTTCTTATTTTTTGGTTAGTTTCATTTTCTTTTTCCCATTTATTTTCATCTTTTACATACATTACTTCTCTCTTTGAATCAGTACAATGAACAGGTCTTTTAGTTTCATCTAGTGAATTTAAATTTTTAATTATTATATTTGAAATACCTTCCACATAACCAATTTTTCCAACATTTTCCAAATCTGAAAGCTGTATTTTTATTGAATCTACAAAATCCATTATATTCATTGCATCTTTGCAAGTCTCATTTAAAAAGAAATTTAAATTAAATGATTTATTATGCGAATTATTATTTGTAATATTATGTGTGCCATTTTTTGTAATTTCTAACATTTGTTTGTTTTGTTCTATCAACATTTGTTTAAATTCTGAATTTTCTTTTATTAAATATTTAATTAATTCTTCAGAATTATTTGGTTGTTGATTTATTTCAGTACTCGATAACTCTGTGTTGCATTTTTTGTTATGATTATATAAACTTTGTCTATGTGAATATTCTTTTCCACATTTACAAATATATTTTTGATTAGGGATTTTATCTCCATTTTGTAAGTTAGATGTAAGTTTTTGATGTTTAGATGTCAATAAATGTTTTTTATAATCTTTTTTGTTATTTGTTTTGTAGTCACAAGATTTACATTCAAACTCGTTGGGATTTTTTGGGATATTTTCGTCAGTCGACATAAGTTATATTATACTTATATTAAAAATCCCTAAATATTTTATTTTTTAAATATATATTACAAAAATAAAATTACAGTGACAATTTTAAAAAAAAAATTTCAATAATGAGATGCTAAAAATTTTTATGGTCTCACAGATTTTGCAATTTTTCTTTTTTTCAAGAAATATTTCTATATTTCAATTTTGGACATTTATAAATGTCCAAAATCGATTTTCCGAAATACTTTTGGGTTTTTTAATTTTATGTTTTTATATAATAAATTCTCAAAATAACTTAAAGAACCGATTTATCTTTTGTTAGATTCGCAAATAGTGCAATATGTTACTGTTTGTGACCTTTCTGGATTTATTTCTATTTCATCATCAATAAAATTATGATTGCATAATTTATATATCTTGTTTTTACATAAGATTAACAATTCTTCATTTTCTTTCTTTTTATTAATAAAATCTGCTCTAGTTTTTAATATATTTTTATAATATTCGTTCTCATTACAATCAGACATACATTCATATTGTTTTATTAATTCATAGTACATTGTTTCATAATTAGAAATAAGTTCATCTATAAAAAAAGTATTTGCTTCAATTGTTTTTTTACACATTAAAAAATAATTTAAACTCATTATAGTTTATATTATTTAATTTTTAAATTTATTTATTAATATATATTTGAATATATTTACATATACATACTGTAAAGTGCGGGAATATTTTCATTTTCCTTTTTAATTAATTTATCAACAATATCTTTTGTTACTGTAAAAGGAAATTCTACCTTTAATGACATGTCTTGTTCAAATAAGTTTGAATTAGGTTTCATTAATCTATAAAGATTTAATTTTGTATATATAATTTCTAGACAACGTTTTAAATTTCTTACACCATCTTCTTTATTGCAATGATTATCAATAATATAATGAACAATTTGGTCACTAATAATAATTTGCGAATCTTCAAACCTTACTTGCTCACGAATTCTAGGTAGCAAATAACTATTTGAAATAGCTGTTTTTTCCTTTTGATTATAACCCTTTGTTTTTATTCTGTACATTCTATCTTTTAAAATGGGATTGATTTTGGACTCATCATTATAACTAAAAATAAAAAGACATTTACTTAGGTCAAAATTTATTTCGGAAAAATATTTATCGTGAAATTGTGAATTTTGTGAAGTATCTGTTAAATGTGTAAGAATTCCTGCAATTTCTTCACCTCGAGGAGTATCACTAATTTTATCTAATTCATCAAAATAAATTACAGGATTCATACACTTGCTATCAAGTAAGATTTGTACAATTTTACCCCAAGTTGAACCCTCATATGTATAGCCATGACCCTCTAAGAAACTACTATCTGTTGCACCTCCTAGAGCAATAAAAGCAAAAGGTCGGTTTAAAATTTTACTAATACCTTCTTTAACTAAACTTGTTTTGCCTGTACCCGGAGGTCCATGAATCGCTATAGCAGTTCCAATTGCCTTAGGGTTTGTTAGCAATTGACCCAACATTTGCATAATTTGCATCTTTGCATCATTTAAACCATAAACCGCATTGTTTAATATTTTTTGAGCATTTTCCATAAAATCGTGACATTTATCTACACCATCATCAATGCTAACTGGCAATCCTTCATTTTTACCAAATGGTATACGCATAAAAGTATCAACCCAGTTTTTAATTTTATAAAATTCTCCGCTGCCAGGTTCCATATAACGCAGCGAATTAATTTTTTTCATTGCTGCTCCTTTAAATTGTACTGGAATATCTGCTTCTAAAAGTGTTATGCGATATGGTTTTTCAATTCTAGTTATTTTATTGATTTCCTTCAATTCTTTAATTATTTTTTTTTGTTCATCAATTTCTAGTTTTTCGTAAAATGAAAAATCATTTGTTGTATTTTTATCTCTAACAATTTTTCGAAATATTCTCATATTTTTATCCTTGTATTTTTTATTCTTCTTTTCTTCTTTTGCCTTTTCTTTCTTAAGGTCTTCTTCATAAGTTTCAATGCATTTTTTAATAGATTTATCATTTGGATTTTTTTCCAAAAGTTGTTTTAGTTGTTCTAAAGTTTCATTATTTATTTTTTTATCCTCTACTGTTAATTCTTTAGTTTCTTTTTTAGTATCCTTAATTTGTTTTGAAACTTTATCTTTTTTAACATCTTTATCTTGTTTTGTTTCTTTTTGTTTATTTTTTTTAGGAGCTTCTTCAGAAGAACTAGATGAAACAGATGCATCCTCATCTTCAGTTTCATCGCATGAATTATCATCATAATCTTCAAAATCAGAATCATACTCTTCATCTTCCCACTCTTCCTCTTCTTCCTCATTAGCACCTCCAATTGTAAAAATAATATTAAATTTATTAGAACCTTTAACTTTAATTTCTTCATCCTCCTCTTCTTCTTCGTAATCTTCATCCTCAGTATCTTCGCTGCCAAGAGTTTCTTCATCTTCTGTTTCAGATTCAACTACTTTTTTATTTTTCTTATTTTTACAAACCCTTTTTTTAGAATGTTTTTCTTCTTCAGATTCTTCATCAGAATCCGTTTCCCATTCTTCTTCATCAATACATTTCTTTAATTTTTCACCATCTTTAATTTTTTTATTTAAATGCTTAGATGGAAATATTTTTGATAAAAATTTTCTATATTCGTGTACATTTATTTCTTCATCTTCACTATCACTTATACCATTATCACTATCAGACTCTTCATTTCTCTTTTTATTGCGTGATTTATCCTCTTCTTTTTTAGAACGTTTATTTAATTCTTTTTTTGACATTTTACTTTGGGTATCTCGTGACATTTTTATATATATATTTATAATAAACTAATTTTAAATTATTATACATATATATTATTTATAATATACTATACCAATTCCTGCATTAATATTAAGTATTTAAAGCATAATATCAGATACAATTATTTAAAAATGTATACATAAATAAGACCTTACAATTTTAAATGTATTTATTATAACAAATAAAATTGATTTATAAAAACAATATAAATGTATTGTAATATAATATAATAGATGTCAAAATATCCAAACTTTAATATGTTAAATTGTTCCAAAGTTATCGGCATTCAATTTAGTATTTTGTCTCCGGAAGAAATACGAAAAGGGTCTGTAGCCGAAATAACTACCAGGGATACATATATAAATAATATACCAGTTATTGGTGGTTTGTTTGACCCTAGAATGGGAGTTTTAGAACCTGGTCTAATTTGTCCAACAGATGGTTTAGATTATCTGCAAACTCCTGGATATGCAGGTCATATTGAATTAGCGAGACCTGTATTTTATATTCAATATTTAAGCACAATCTTAAAATGTTTAAGGTGTGTTTGTTTTAAATGTAGTAAACTTTTAATAAGTAAAGAAAAATATAAACAAGCATTAAAATTACAAGGTGACGCAAGATGGAAATATGTATTTTCATTAGCAAGTAAAATTAAGCGTTGTGGTGAAGACATTGACGATGGGTGTGGTTGTCTTCAACCGAATAAAATTAGAAAAGAAGGTCTTGCTACTATATTTGCTGAATGGAAAAATACAGAAGAATCAGAATCAGAACCAATTATTATAAAAGTAACTCCTGAAATGGTATTAAAAATTTGTAAAAGAATTTCAGACGAAGATGTATCATTTATGGGTTTTAGTCCTGTTTATTCAAGGCCTGATTGGATGGTTTGTCAAGTAATGTCAGTGCCTCCTCCAGCAGTTAGACCATCTGTAAAACATGATGCACAACAAAGGTCAGAAGATGATTTGAGTCATATTTTAGTAAATATTATTAAAACAAATAAAACTTTGCAAGAAAAACTTCAAAATAATGCTCCTGTAAATGTCATTGATGATTGGACTACAGTATTGCAATATTATATTGCTACACAAGTAGATAATAAAATTCCAGGTGTTGCTTCTGTAGCACAGCGTTCTGGAAGACCATTGAAATCAATTAAAGACCGATTAAACGGCAAAGGGGGTCGTATGAGAGGCAATCTTATGGCAAAACGTGTAGATTATAGTGCTCGTTCAGTTATTACTGCGGACCCTAATATTTCAATTCGCGAATTAGGTATTCCAATGAAAATTGCGAAAAATATTACAAAACCTGTTATTGTTAATAAAATCAATAAAGCGTTTTTAACAAAATTGGTACAAAATGGCCCTGATGTGTGGCCTGGAGCTAAAAATTTAGAAAAGAAAAATGGAGAAACAATTGGGTTACGACATTACTTAGATAGACAATCTATTCTGCTTGAAGAAGGCGACATCGTTCATAGACATATGATGGACGGTGATGCAGTTCTATTTAATCGTCAACCTACTCTCCATAGAATGAGTATGATGTGTCATATCGCACGTATTATGAAGCGAGGCGATACTTTCAGAATGAATGTAGCCGATAGACTTTGTGTCGGCAAAAGGGGGCGTTAAAAGCGTTCTACCCCCTAGTGAATAAATCAATAAGAGGCAAAATATAAAATATATATAAAATATTTAAAAAATAATATACATATAAATAAAATGGACGTGTCAGATACAAAACCTTTAGAAAAATGTTGTTCAAGATGTAAAAATATAAAAACTGAAGATAAGTTTATTCCCAAACGTAATATATGTAAGGAATGTAGAAATATTAGAAGTAGAGAAAAATATAATTCAATGATTATTAGTAATGAAATAGAACAAGAATGTATTGTTTGTGATAAATACAAAATATTATCATTATTTATTAAGAATCGTAATATATGTAAGGAATGTAATAACAATAAAAGAAAAGAAAAATATAAAACTGATGAAGAACACAGAATTAAAATAATTGAAAAGGTTAGTACATTCAAACATAATAAAATCGTTGAAAAACAAAAACAAAAAGAAGCAGAAATAGGTATTGGTAATAAAAAATGTAGTAATTGTAATATCATAAAACTTGAAATTAGTTTTAGATATAATAGATTAAAATGTAAAGATTGTGAAAGAGATGAACCATTAGAAAAATTTAAACGAACAATTAGGTCTAGAATTATAAGTGCTTTAAATAAAAAACAAAAGCACACAATAGAATATCTTGGTTGTTCAATTGATAATTATTTAAAATGGTTATTATGTAATGATAATAATTACAATCTTGAAAATCGTGGAAGCGAATGGCATATAGACCACGTTATTCCATTATCACATTTTAATTTAGAAAATGAAGAACAACAATTAATAGCATTTAATTGGAGAAATACAATGCCTTTATCTGTAAAAGAAAACTTATCAAAAAATAGTAAAATTATAAAATCTCAAGTTGAACAACATTATAAAAAATTAGTAGAATATCATTTAGAAAACAATCTTGAATTGCCTCAAGAATTTATTGATTTATTTGCAACGTCGCCAAATTGACTGGAAGTTCCTTATAGCCTTCACTACCACTCGCATATGGAAACATTTGTGAGGACCACGATTAATAGTCGTACCCAATGGTAAAAAAGTGAAGGATTGGATAATCAGCAGCCAAGTCCCTAACCTCGTTATGGTAAGAGTATGGGAAAGGTTCAGAGAGTAGACGACGACGGGTCTCAAATGATGGTCTAACCAACTTGATGAGGCACAAGGTGTATTCCGGCCTTACCAGAAATGGTAAGGAAAGGCAGACAAAGCCTTACAATGCTGACTTTGATGGAGATGAAATGAATTTACATATGCCACAGGACCCAGAGTCTGAGGCAGAATTAAAAAATTTGGCGGCAGTACCATATCAAATAATTAGCCCCGCCAACAACTCGAGTATTATAGGTATTTATCAAGACTCAATGCTTGGATGCTATCAATTCACAAGACCAGATGTCAATTTTAGTCCGAGGGATGCAATGAATATACTAATGATGTTTAATGGTGTAAACGAACACGAGCTATTAAAGAATGCAGAAAGCGAAAAGGGAATTACAAACTTTGATATTTTAAGTCAAATCATGCTTCCTTTGTCGATGAAATATAAAACAAAGGCATTCAAAGAGGATAAAGATGATGCAAAAACATCCAATGCTGTGCTTGAAATCAGAAATGGAAAATATATTCGTGGTCAAATGGACAAAGGTGTTTTAGGTGCAGGTACAAAAGGTCTTCTTCAAAGAACGTGTAATGATTTTGGTAATATGGCATCCGCTAAATTTATTGATGATTTACAAAATGTGGTTACTGAGTATATGAAATCAAGTGCATTTAGTGTTGGTATTAGCGATTTAATTTCAGACCAAAAGACAAATGAAGAAATTATTAAAGTCATTACTCAAAAGAAAAATGATGTTAAAAATTTAATTGACCAAACGCAAATTGGTATATTTGAAAATAATACAGGGAAAACAAATGAAGAAGAGTTTGAAACACAAGTGAATAATATTTTAAATCAAGCAACATCTGAATCTGGTAAAATTGGTTTAAAAAGTTTAAGCAAAGACAATAGATTTGTTACAATGGTTAATGCGGGTTCTAAAGGTTCTGATTTGAACATTTCCTTTATGATTTCTTGTCTAGGGCAACAAAACGTAGATGGTAAGCGTATTCCTTATGGATTTGAACACAGAACATTACCACATTTTACCAAATACGATGATTCTCCTGGTGCTCGTGGATTTGTGGAAAGTTCTTATATCAATGGTTTATCCCCTCAAGAGCTGTTCTTTCATGCAATGGGTGGTCGTGTTGGTTTAATTGATACTGCTGTAAAAACTTCTACTACTGGTTATATCCAAAGAAGATTAATTAAAGGTCTAGAAGACTTAATGGTATCATATGATATGACTATTCGTACAAATAAAAATAAAATTGTGCAATTTGCTTATGGAGATGATAATATTGATACTGTTAAAGTAGAAAATCAACCGATTAGTCTTGTTTCAATGAGTATACAGGATATCTATGCACATTATCTAATGCCTGAAGAAAGCGGAAAGGTAAAGACACTAGGCAATATATTCTTAAAAAATACAATGACTAGATATAAAAAACAACATGAAGAAATGACAAAGAAAACCAATACATACATTGAGTACATGATTAAACAACGCAATGAAATTATAGAAAAAGTTTTCAAAAACAAAGGCGATATTGTTGTTAATTGTCCAGTAGCATTTTCGTATATTATTGGTAATATTCAAGGACAAACCAATTTAACTAGTTCATCATTAGTTGATATCACGCCATTAGAAGTATTTCAAATGATTGAGAACTGTTTTGATAATTTAAATAAAAATTATTATGCTCCTCCTACAAGTTTGTTTAAAACATTATTCTTCTTCTTCTTGTCTCCAAAAGAGTTATTGATTGTAAAAAGATTTAACAAGTCCGCTTTAACATTATTATTAGATACAATTACAATTGATTATAAAAGAGCTATTGTTACACCTGGTGAAATGGTCGGTATGATTGCAGGTCAAAGTATTGGCGAAGTTTCAACACAAATGTCAGTTCCATTTAATTCTCAACATAAGATAGTTATTAAAAATAAATTATCAGGAGAAATTTATTTAAAATCAATTACAATGGGTGAATTTTGTGATAATTTAATAGAACAATATCCAGAATTAACTTTTAATACTGGACATAAAAATAGTGTTGAAACACTTATTGAATCGCTAGAAAATGAATATTATATTGTTGGCGTATCTGAAAATGAGAAAACAAGTTGGAATAAAATATCTCATATTAGTAAACACCCTGTCAATGGACAAATGATGAAGGTTCATACTAAAAGTGGTCGCATTGTTGAAACAACAACAAGTCATAGTCATTTAATTAGAGAAAATCATAAAGTAGTACCAATTGTTGGTGCAAATATGAAAGAAGGAATGCGTATTCCAGTTTGCTCTCAGATTGATAATACATTTGTTAAAGACACATATAAAACTTATAAACTAGATGAACTATTTGGCTGGTTTATTGGAGCGTATTTAGCGGAAGGAAATTTAAATTATAATGAAATCTCCATTACAAATATTTCTGAATATTATATTGAAAATACTAAAAAAATAGCTGGTTTATTTGGTAAAGAATGCAGAGTTATTGAAAAGCAAGGAGCATTTGGTAAATCAATTACAACAAAATTTAATTGTGAAAAATTAGCAAAACTATTATTGACTACTTGTGGAAATGGTAGTTTTGTTAAAAGAGTGCCTGATTTTGCTTTCACTGCACCATATGAATTTAAGAAAGGATTATTCAAAGGTTATTTTGATGGGGATGGTAATTTTCAATGTGATAAAAACCACCATCAAATTAGATGCTGTAGCAGAAGTGAACAACTTATTAAAGATTTAGCCTTGATATTAAATTATTTTAGTATTTGTGGGAATATAAAGAGTGAAATGAATAAAGGAAATATGTTATACCATTTAAATATTTCATCAAAATATGCCAAACAATATCAGTCACAAATAGGAAGTATTTTACACAAGGATAAATTAGATAATTTAGTGCAGTTTATTGAAAGGAATGATATTAAATTCTTGTCAGAACAAATAGATAAAATTAATGGAATGGGAGAAATTATTGCACATTGTGGTAAAACTTTACAACTCCCTGGACAAAGTCGCACATATGGGTTTTGGAAAAATAAAGATACAATTGGTCGTAGAACATTAGAAAAATATTACAATGTATTTAATGAACATCCTAATAAAGAACTTATTGCAAATGAATTACAATTAATTAAGCAGGCAGTATATTCAAACGTTGTATGGGATGAAATTATAAATATTGAATATTATACACCAGAACAAACAAATTATGTTTATGATTTTACGGTTCCATCTAATCAAACATTTATGACTGATTATGGTGTCATAGTTCATAACACATTAAACACTTTTCATTTTGCTGGTGTTGCATCTAAATCCAATGTGACTCGTGGTGTTCCAAGAATCGAAGAAATATTATCTTTATCAAGTGATATCAAAAATCCTTCATTAAGTATTTATTTGAAAAAAGAAGATGAAACACAAAAGGAAAAGGCACAATCAATTATGTACATGTTAGAACATACACGATTAGAAGAAGTAGTTAAATCAATTGAAATCTGTTTTGACCCGGATGACCTCAATACTTTAATAAATGATGATAAAGATACAATTGAACAATACAGAGCGTTTGAAAATATAGTAGACGAATGTAATCAAATGTCATTATCTAATGATGAAAATGAAAAATCAAAATGGATTATTAGAATGATTATGGACCCTGAAGTTATGCTTGAGAAAAATATTACTATGGATGATATTAATTTTACATTGAATAACTGTTATGATAATCAAATCAGTTGTGTATATTCTGATTATAATGCAGATAAACTGATTTTTAGAATTAGAATGAATGAAGTACTAAAAAACGGAGCTAATAGAGGTGGACAAAAGAAAACCAAGGTCAACCCTCTAGACCAGTCAGACCAAATTTATATTCTTAAAAATTTCCAAGAACAGTTATTACAAAATATTGTCTTAAGAGGTATTAAAGGTATTAATAAAGTTATTCTTCGTAAGATAAAAGATAACATGGTAGAAAATAATGGAATTTATAAAAAACAAGATATATGGGTATTAGATACAATTGGTACCAACTTATTAGATGTTCTTGGTCTTGATTATATAGATAATAACAGAACATTTAGTAATGATATTGTAGAAATTTATAACGTACTTGGAATTGAAGCTGCTAGACAAGCTATATACAATGAGTTGGTAGATGTTATTGAATTTGATGGTACTTATATTAATTATCATAATTTTAGTGTATTAGTAGATAGAATGACTGCTACACAAAAAATGATTTCGATTTTTAGACATGGTATTAATAATGATAATATTGGACCAATTGCCAAAGCATCATTTGAAGAAACACCTGAGATGTTTTTAAAAGCAGCAAGACATGCAGAACTCGATACATTAAGAGGTGTATCTGCAAATGTGATGTGTGGTCAAGAAGGATTCTTTGGTACAAGCTGTTTTCAAGTTGTATTGGATATTGAAGAAATGCAAAAATTAGAGGCTACTAGTGAATATAAACACGTTGACGTTGACCAAGAAATAGAAAAATTCTTTGGAGGTGTTAATAATCCTGAAGACCCTTGCGGTATTAATAAGTTATCAATTCAAAATAATGTTGTTACAATTAAACCAGAGGACCTTGGTAATGACAATACATATAACCCAGGATTTTAAATTATTAATAAATTTACTTTTATAATTACTATTAGCTTAACAATAATTTAATATTTGTAAAATAAATATTAAATGTAAACATATATTTTTATTATGACAATTAATTATATTACAAATAAAATAATTAATCTTGATAATAATATTTTTTCATTAAACTATGATAATTCTGATAAAGTTGATACTATATTTAAAATATTATTTTATAGCTTAGCTAATAATAGTTATAAAAATAAATTTATTATGTTTAAAGAGACATTAAATAGTTTTTTATCCTTTTCAAGAGAGAAATTTATTCAATATTTTTGTAAAATTCAAAAAACATATTATGCATTATGTAGATTTGCTTTTTTATATAAATATAAAAAGTCTGTAATGAGCGTTACAACAGATATGGGATTAAATGATATTAATATAAATAATAAAAATGTCTTATGTATTTATCATATTGATACCAGATATTTATTTAATATTAATGATTTAATTAAAATAATTAATACATCATTAACTAATGCACCTATGTTTTTTGTAGAACCATTAGCATCTAAAAATCCATATAATAATTTACCTTTTATAAAATCAAATCTATATAATATTTATTTTTTTATTAGATTCAATACAAATATTTATGATGATTTATTTTTTAAATTTTTTAATTGTAATTTTGATTTATCATTATTTTATAAAAAATATGAATATTTGCTTAGAGAATATTCTATTAATAATTTTATTAAAAATTTATCTGTTTCCGATTTTATTAAAGAAATTAAAAATATGTTAAATTATTATAATTATATTAACAATAAAAATAAAATACAATTTGATATTGGGTTTTCAAAAAATAAATTAATACAAATTATGAAACCTTATTTAATTTTGTATTTACAAAGCAAGTATTCATTAATTACAATTATTAAATTAAGATCGCGTATTATATTAAATAATAAATTAAAACAATTTCAAAATTTTAATCCTTTGTTTGGAAGAAAAACAATAAAACTGGACTATAAAATAGATGCAAATTTTAAAAAAAAATATTTTATAAAATGTTATGAATTTAATGATAAACACATAGCATTTAATCATAATGATTGTAGAGATTTTTTAAAAAATCAATTAAATTTAAGTGAAGTAAATATCATTGATGAATACGAAAATAATAGCGAAGATGACGAAATATAAAATAATTTATAAATAAATTTATTTTTCAACTATGTTTTTATCTACACAGTCACCTTGTTTATTTTTGTTCATTCCATTAGGACATCTTTTTCTTGTTCCTTGTTTTTCAGGACTTATTTTTTGTTTTTTTGTTTGTTTTTTTGGATTTTCTATGGGTTGTTCATCACCTTCTTCAATTATTACTGTTTTAGTCTTTGTAACCTTTTTTGGTTTTTCTACTGGTACTGTTTGTAGTTCATCACCTTCTTGAATTATTACTTTTTTAGCCTTTGTAATCTTTTTTGGGTTTTCTATGGGTTGTTCATCATCTTCTTCAATTATTACTTTTTTAGTTTTTTTAGGTTTTTCTATTTCTTGATCTACTATATCAATTTCTTTGCATTTAGTTTTAGATTGATAATTTGTTGTAGATTGTTTTGTAAAATCAATTAAATATTCTTCAAATGATATTTTATTCTGTATAATTTCATTTATATATTGAACACATGTTAAATATCTTGGCGATATAAAAATCTCTCCATTATTATTTTGAATCATCTTATAACTTGGTTTATTTTCATTAAACCCTGGCAATAATATAAAAACAAAATTATCTTCTTCTTTTCC